GCATCAGCCAAGTCAGTTTCATAAGTATCAAACTTAGCAACACGTGGAACGATGCCTTCAGCTTTTTGCTCAATGAAACCCGGAAACTCTGCGTCATTCATAGTCTTAACTAATGAAGCGTAGTAGCTTGGGTTCATAAATACAGAACGTCCTGCTTGTGGTGCTTTTTTAGTATCAGTCAATGTAGCACTAAGATCAGCTAAGTCATCACGATCAAAGTTAGCAGGAGCAATAGTGCTAGCAGTAGCAAAGTTAGCTGCTGTAATAAGATTCCAAACATCACCATAAACTTTGTCACCAAGTGCTTGTAGTGCAGGTTCAACAAAAAGGTTGTTTAGATTGATGGAAGACTTTGAACGCTCAACGTCTGTGAATCCATAAGTGAAACCATAGTGCTGATTAAGAGTAACAGTAGCAGCAGTCATTGCAACATCAGCAGATGCAGATTTGATACCTGCGCTCATGTCAGCAGCAGTTGGTTTTGTAGGATAACGAGTTGTGACGCTTTCACCTGCACCTTGGATGTCAGATGAGAAGTCAGTTGTTAGTGCGCTCAATGGAGCGAAAAGAGATGACAGTCCTGCCAAGCTCTCTTGTGCGATTTCGGCAAGATTTGCCCCTGCGATTGTATTAGCCATAATTTGGTTTAGTTTAGTTTTTTAAGATTCACTTGGTGTGAAAGTTATTTTTGTAGTAAATGCTTGTTATCAGCAAACCACTTGTTCTTGGCTTCAAGACCTTGTGTTTTGCCAATTGTTTTGTATTCAGTCCAAAAAGAATCTGCATCAACTGGTTTATCAGTTTCGTTAGATGCTTCAGCAACTGCTTCAGATGATTGCAATGCCATAAGTTCTGCAGCCGCAACTGCCACTTTATTGGCTGTCACTTCTTCAGTTTTAACTAAGGCTTCTTGGTGTGCTTTTTCCATCTGTTCAATTCCATCTGTATACTCTTTTACAGAATTTTGCAATTCCTCAATTTGTACTGTGCTGTCATTAAACTTAGCAGTTATTTCAAAGATTTCAGTTTCAAGTTTTTCAACTTGGTTTTCATGCTTGGTAACAATACCTGCAACAATTTTTTCAATTGGAAGAGTTGCACCTGCTTGGCTTGCAATTGCTACCATTTCACTTACTGATGCTGCTGCTTTAAGGCCTTCAGTTGTGCCATCAATGAACCCGGCTTCCATTGCTTCTTCAGCAGTAAACCAAGTTGTGGCATCCATAAGTTCTTCAAGTTCTTCTTCAGAATAATTAGAACGGCTGTATGCGTTAATGATGGCAGATTTCATTTTGTCCATAAGATCAGCATCTTTGCGTAATTGCTCGCTATCGCCAATTGATACAGTCCAAGGGTTGTGAATCATAAGTAAAGCATTGTCTGCCATTATGATTTCATCACCTGCCATAGCAATTACAGATGCCATGCTTGCAGCCATACCATCAATATAAACTGTTACGTTTGCTGCATGGCGTTTGATTGCGTTAAAAATTACATTGCCCTCAATGATTGATCCACCCGGTGAGCTTATGCGCAAATCTATTTGCTCAACTTCTCCAAGGTTTTCAAGTTCACCGATAAATTGGTTGGCGTTGACTTCAAAGCCGCCAATTTCGTCATAAATAAAGATTTCTGCTTTAGAAGATTTAACTCCTTCGGCATCAATTTCTTGTTCCATAGCATACCATGTATTGGTTTTAGTTTTATCCATTTTAGTTAGTCCTCTGTTTGAGTTTGTTCAGATTCCGTTTCTGCAATCTCAATGTCAGATTGTGATTCAGAACCAGATTTTAAAGTTATTGGCCTTCTGTAACCGCCGTCTTCAAGCCAAGCAGTTAATACTTCTTCTGACATTTCTGGCAGACCAGCTTCAGACCTAAATGCAGCTTCATCTGTTCGTTGTGGTGTTATAGAACCTGCACGTACTGCTGTGCCGTAAGAATCAAACTTGGCTTTTAGTGTAGCAAAATCTAGATCAGATTTCATTGCTAAATCCTGCGTTTCTTCGCCATCAACTTGTTCACCTGTTTCTTCAACAACTAATTCTGTTGCATCGCCCGGCATTGCAGTTGTGCCAAGTTCTGTTGGATTTAATCCATTGTCTTCAGCAATTTGTTTTTTCAAAACAATATTAGCGGCACGTTTACGCAATAATTCTTCGTAATCCATACCTCTGGCCTCAACAATATGATCTTCTGTTGTCAGACCTGCACGCAAATCTGCAATGTCTGCTGCACGCATACGGCCTTCATCTACTGTAAATTGTGCAGGCTTAGTAAAGCCAATGCGCCACCAGTCTTCTGGCAGATCGTAAACACCTTGTTTTGCACGCTTGGCAATAACATACATTGCTGCACGTTTCATGCATACCTCTAGCACTTCACGCCTAGCAGCAATGCTTTTGTTGATGTCTGCGGCAAAACCACGTACACCTGCACCGCCAATAGCTGATGAGTCTAGCATTTCCCTGCGCCATCCTAGTGCATAAAATGCAGATGACTCAACAAGCTTGGTAAAGTTTAGCCATTGATCGCTTGGTCTGTTGCTCTGGTGTGCTTTTAACGAACCACCATTTTTGATGTAACGTATTAAGCCACTATCCATCAATTGTGTTTGCAAACGGCCATCGCCTCCCGGCTGTGGGTTTACGATGCTATTGCCCATGTCAGCACGGCCAGTTTCGTTAGACTCAACAAGTGTTAATGCGCTGTTTACCTTTTCAGCAATCTTTTCTGCGTCTCTGGTTTCTGCTAGATCGTACCAATCTAGAATTGCAGCAGCAACAGATGGTTGACCACGTCCTTGGCTGAACCATTCATAATCAGTAACATGAATCATGCTGTTGGCAGGCACATCTCTGTAACCATTCTTATTGCTTTCGTCTTGTACACGATAAGCAACGGCCTCCATAAAGTCATTTACAATAACACCTGCAAAGATGCGTCTGCCTTTGTATGCACCGCCTTCAACAGTATGGCCGCCATTTAAGCCAAACGATCCAACCCTGTGCGCTTCTAAGAATTGCAGCTTTGGAAAGCCAGTTTCGGCATTTTCGGTTAGTAAAATAAAATAATCACCATCAACATCAATGGTTTTAGAACCTAGCCAAGCAGACTTGCGAAAAGAAAACCCTGTGCCTCTGGTGTCTAGCAAACGATCAATTTGCGCAAAATCTTTTTCTACGGCCATAGCAAATTCTGTGTCTTTGCTGTATGACTGCAAACGCCATGCATTGCCGTAAACGTAATTGGCTTTTTGTTTAACTGCACCAGATACAGTTGAAAATGATTGGTAAATGTAACGGCTGTCACCTAGCAGCATCTTTTGGCGATGCTCAACCATAAGTTCTGCAATGTCTTTGGCTAGTTTGCCCCGGCCAAACCTGCGCTGATCATCAGCACCACCGGGATAAAATTCGTTTGTGCCGCCTCTGCCCCAAAATGAAGCCACCCCAGAAGTGATCTTTTTTATTCTTGGCAGTAATTTAATTGGTTTAGTTGCCATTAGTATCTTCCTCCTGCTTGGTCAGCAAAGCGAGCCTTGGTGACATTGGTGACTTGGTTATCAGCATCAATAACGTATGCTTCAATTTCTGCGTCAGTCATTTGACCGCCAGATGCACCGCCTGTTGTGACAACCTTGTAAAGCAACCTCAGTTGCTCAATGAAATCTACGGCCGACCAATCACTTGGCAACTCGTATTGAAACTGTTTGCCTGCTACGTTGGCAGACACAATCCTTGCTCCACCTCGTGATTGTGTATCAAATTCCCCTAACGCCAATGTCTCAATAATAGACAATGCCGTTGCTGCATCCTTAGATGCTTTTATCCATATAACAAACAGAAGGCTTCTCATGTACCATTTTTATGATAAATAAATTGGAAATTGTCAACGTGTAGTATCTTCAGCAATATTCTCTGTACCTAACGACTTACACATTGCAGCGCATACCACCTGCATGGCTTCACAGTCATAAAAGTGATCATTATGCTTATCCCTGTTAATCCAATCATAATAAACAGAACCATCTGGTTTAGTTTTGGCGATTTTTGCCCAAGCATTTATCTGCCTTTCATACATCTCCCCGGCATCATCTGCGTGCGTCCAGATTAAATCTCCTCGATG